TTGATGCCGCGATTTTCCGTGCACCTTCTGTGATACAAGCCTTCACTTTGATGGAAGGTGAGTTAGCTGCCCACCAGCTTGGCAATTCCACCAGTTTTGCCAACAGTGTGCGCGTTTCTAACTTGCTCGAAAGAGAAGTGTTGGACACCGCTACCGATCGTTCCGTATTGTCGTGGTTGTTGGGAGCAACCCCACTACGATCCCTTGTAGGTGACATCCAGATTTATCACCCCAAATTGAAGTTTTACCAATTTGGGCTGGAGGATAACATCCCCGACATTTACCGTAATGTCGGTGTTCCCTACATTGGATTCCTGCCATGGTTCCGATTGCGCCAGTTATTGACCCCGGTAGTCAATATCCCTCTCCATTGAGAGGGGCCGACTGTTACTCAAGCCTATTGCCATGGACTACTCAACGCTGGAGATGTGTTGGGAAAGCATGGTGTGGGATCCATTCTTGAGGTACCTTCAGTTGGCCAGTGCGAGGGTAAACGACGTGTTTACCGCGCTCATTGTCCTGATGTTCCAGATAATGAGCACCCCACGTGGATTGCAAACTCCTGTGTTTGCAACGAGATGCATGGCCTACTGGGTCGTGTATTGAGGACGGTTCCGCCTTCAACGGTGGATGGTGTGGCATTAGCTGTTCGCGCAAGCAAATGGTTAACTGGTAAGATAAGGGCTGCCAGTGGGGGTGTGATAACTCCTGTGTCATATCAACAAGTATATGAAAAGTATGCTGGTTCTAAGCGTAAAACCTATGAACTGGCCCATGCCTGGATACTACGACATGGTGGTGCACAGCGCCAACATGCGAAGGTGTCTTCCTTCATTAAAGCGGAAAAATCATACGCTGATCCGAAGGCACCGCGGGTAATACAGGCACGCGATCCAATATATAATTTGGAGATTGGTACTTTTCTAAAACCAATAGAGCACGCTATTTATAATCTCACCGCATTCAAATGGATGGGGGGGGGGAGTAAATATTCTGGAGGTTTTAAGTATACTCGGATCGTCGCCAAAGGGATGAATAACTACGAGAGGGCTCGTACTATAGCGTCTAAAATGACAAACTTCGAAGACTGTGTGGTCTACTCGCTAGACTGTACCAAGTTTGACGCTCATGTCTCGCTCAACATGCTCCGCAGAGTTGAGCACGCTGCCTATCTTAGACTCATCAATGATTCTACCTTCCAACGCCTCTTACGTTGGCAAACTCGCAACCGTGGTCGCACTAGCGGGG